TTTTGTGGCTTTTTCTCTAAGACCTTCACTTGTTCAAATAGAACAAGAGCTTAACAAAAAAGTAATCTATGAAGATGATATGTTTGTTGAGTTTTTAATTGACGGATTACTGAGAGGCAAGCTAAATGAAAGATACGAAGGGTATAAAACCGGACTAAATAATGGTTTTTTGTGTCCTGATGATGTAAGAGAATTTGAAAATATGAACCCTTTACCTAATGGTTTAGGCCAAGTTTTTATGGTACCGCTTAACATGCAATCAATTGAATTTGCAAGAGAGAAACCAGACAAAAGCAAGCAAAATACAAATACCAATACAGAAAATGATAATAAAGAAAAAGAACAGGGGGAATAATGCCTGTAGAACATAGAGTTTTAGAGATAGAAGAAATAGAGATTAGGGCCAGCGGAGAATCACAGGAACAGAGATTTGTTTCTGGAGTTGGAATTGTTTACAATAAAGAAGTTGAAATATGGCCAGGATTTCGAGAAAAAATAAGAAATGGCGCATTCTCAGATACTTTAAAATCAGGTGCTGAGGTGAAGAGCTTTTTTAATCACGACCCAAACCAGGTATTGGCAACTACAAAAAGCAATCCTGCTTTAACCATTGAAGATACAGACAAAGGTATGCGCTTCGAGGCTCCAATACCACCGACAACATACGGAAAAGATTTGGAAATAAATCTCGATCGTAAAAATGTAAGAGGTGCATCGTTTTCTTTTTCTGTTGATGATGAAGGGGATATTGTTACAAGAGACGAAAAAGGGGTTTATCATAGGGAAATTGTAAAAGCTACCATCTATGAAATTGGTCCAGTTACCAATCCGGCCTATCCTCAAACAAAAGTAGGTTTGAGAAGCGCTGAAGAAAGTTATAATGAAATTCAAAACAGATATAAAGAATCTGAAAATGTTGTAGATACAAGCGATATCGAACTCAGAAAAAAGAGTCTTTACCTTTTAGAAAGGGGCTTATAATGGCCAAAGATATTCAAAAAATGAAGAGAGAGCGCGCGGCCGTTGTGGAAGAAATGCGCGCTCTACTTACAGCAGCAGAAGCACGTTCAGACAAAAAGTTAACCGGTGACGAAGAGACGAAGTACAATGAGCTTCGCGCAAAAGTCGATGCAATGAACTCTGATATTGAGCGCGAAGAGCATCTGCAAAAGCAGGAGGCAGACCAGCTAAGAGATAAGCCGATGACAAACGAAGATCATAGAAATCTCGGTGAGTTTTTGGTTGAGGCGCGTTTCAATCCTTCTCGGCTTGAGTCTCGTGATGTAACTATGGGGAATGGCCCTTCAATGGGGTTAGTTGTTCCTGAGCAGTTTTCAAACCAGATCAGGATGATCGAACCTCATCAGGCAATTTTCAGACCCCGTGCAACAGTGTTGCCTGCTGGCGATCCACCTGATGCAGCAATCAATCTCGTTGCCCTTGACCAGTCAAATGCGCTTGGAGTTTATTCTGGTGTAACAGTCCAGTGGACAGCAGAGAATGGAGCTCGACAAGATGCAGGAGACCCTCGAGTAAGAGGCATCAAAATTGAACCTCAGGAAGTTTCTGCATATATCGATCTTTCAGACAAACTTCTGAGAAACAGCGCTGTTGCCGGTGCGATGTGTGAAAATCTTCTTAGAAAAGCAATTGTAGCCGCTGAAGAAGTAGCATTCTGCAGTGGTGACGGTGTAGGGAAGCCCCTTGGGATTATCGGACACAGCTCAACCGTTCGAGTTGCTCGTACAAACGCAAACGGTATTGTTTACGCTGACATTATCAATATGTACTCTCGTACAATGGGTGGCAATCTGGCTTGGGTTGCTTCAAGAACATGCTTACCTCGGCTTATGACAATGGTTGACGCGGGTAATAACCTGATATGGCAGCCGAACGCAAGAGAAAAGGAACCTGCAACCCTGCTTGGTTTGCCAATTCTCTTAAATCCGCGCTCGCCCGTTCTTGGCAGTGAAGGCGACCTGATGCTTGTTGATTTGAGTTACTATGCAATTAAAGACGGTTCCGGCCTTGCTATTTTCATGGACCCGTATACTCAGAAAGTAAACGGTGTTACCAGAATGTACATATTCTGGAATGTTGACGGTCAACCGATGATGACTACACCTCTACTTGAGGAGGATGGAGTTACAACAGTTTCGCCATTTGTTGTTCTTAGGTAATTAACCGGAGGGGTAACCCTCCCTTTTATAGAAAGAAGGTTTTATGGAACGTTTAAGAGACGTTATAAAAATTGATACCGCACTTACTCCGGAAAGTTTGAGCGGCGCTGGAACCGGACAGTATTTCAGACTTGACACACACAGAAAAGCTCTTTTTTGTGTTAATGTCGGTACTATGGCAGCGGCTGTAACAAGTGCAATTCAGGTGATGCAAGCCAGAGATGCTGCAGGAACAGAGGCAAAGGTTGTGACACCTGCAACAGCAACTATTACAGCAAATACAAGAGTTCAAAGCGCTCTTTTGACATCAGCAAAGGTGCATGTTGCTGGCGATGCTATAACTATTAATGGCCTTGTTTTTACTGCAGCCGCAGACGATGTGCCAAATACAAGGACGTATGCGGTTGGTGCCGATGCTACAGCGTCAACCGCAAATCTTGCAGCAAAAATAAATTCATCTGTAACAGGCGTACCTGGTGTCCTTGCTTCTGCAAATGCAGGGGTATTGACTTTAACATCAAGAGAGCCAGGCGACACTGCTATTACTATTTCAGCAAGCGCCGGAGCTGTTGGTGTGCCTTCGACATCGCGCGCAGTGGCTTATGTTGAAGTAGATGCAACCGCTCTTGATGTTAACAATGGGTTTACTCACGTTGCTGTACGAGTGACAAATAGCGCTGCAGCACTTACCGGAGCTATTTTGTTAAGAGGTGGCAGCCGATACAAACCAGAGCAGGTAGTAGCAGCGGAAGCGTCATAACAAATGAGGGGGAAACCCCTCTCTATAGCTTGGAGTAAAGCATGTTATATAAAGTAGCTAAACCTTTTAGAGATATTGACGGATCATTTAAAATGATAGGTGACGAAGTGGAAGCAACCAGTGGAAGAGCGGCAACCTTGAGAGCGTGCGGAATTATCGGGAATAGGGTTGAGGTGGCGGTAAAAAAACTGGGCGAAACACCGGAAAAAAAGATTTCTGAAAAATCGGTAGAACCGAAAAGGGAAAATCGAGTAAAATAAAATGTCTCTCAGAGTAATAACAAAGCCAACGGTTGAACCGGTCACGGTCGATGATGTAAAACTACATTCTCGGATTGACAGTGACATCGAGGATACGCTCATTCAATCTTGGATCACCTCGGCACGCGAGCAAGCCGAAGGATTCCAGAGGCGGGCTTATTTACAACAGACTCTTGAGTTGTCATTTGACTATTTTCCAAAATTGCCGTTGTCGCTTTCTATGTCTCCGGTAATATCTGTTGACTCAATAAAGTATTACGACTACCAAAACGCTGAGATATCAATTGATTTAACTGATTTTATTATTGATTTAGACAGCGAACCGGCACGCATAGCGCACGCATACGGCAAGTCATGGCCAAGTGTAACACTAAGAGAGATTAATGCGGTAAAAATCACATACAAAGCAGGATACGGGACGACAGCAGCCGATGTACCGGAAACAGTAAAAGACGCAATTTTGTTTTATTGCGCTTGGAGAAATGAGAACCGGATTGAGGAAGTTAAGTTCCCTGAAGCCTTTTTTAATCTGTTAAGACCTGATCGGATGTATCAATGAACCGCGAGTCTAAAAAATCCTTTGCATCAAGCGCAAATAAGAGATTGACTGTACAAGCTGATACTCCGGTTTCTGATGGCGAAGGTGGCTTTACTCACTCATGGTCAACGATCGGCACTTATTGGGCCGAATTAAGCCCGATGAGAGCAGAACAAAAGTTTAAATACAAATCTGTTCAGGTTGAAGCAACTCACTATGTAAAATTTCGTGGTGAGATTGACATAAATGAAAATCATAGAATACTATACGGTACAAGAATATTTGAGATTCTTACCGTTGAAGATATACGAGAGCGCGGATTTAAAAAATTTGTCGTTTGCAACGAGGTAAGAAGATAATGGCAAGACGCGGACGAAGACCTTCGGCTTTAGGGCCAAAAAAAATTGCCGGTGAATTTAAATCTTATCTCAATGAGGTTCAAAGAGAGATTGACAAAGCTTGTTCTGAAAAAACTAAAAAAGCGGCAAAGTTATTGACAGAAAAACTTAAGGAAAAAGTGTCAAAGAATTTGCCTTACGGTCAACATTCTAAAGCAGGACAGCCACCAGCATCCATAAGTGAAAACCTTATGACTGGTATTACAAGCGCAAATAGTCGCCACGAGTCAAAGGTTGGCTTTGCACGTCCGGCCTACCATGCGCATTTAATGGAGTTCGGAACAGATCCAAGGTATCAGAAAACATATAATGGAAAACCTTTAGCAACTCCAAAAGAGGTTGGACGTGTTGACGCTCGGCCGTTTTTTGGTGTGACTATCAGAGAAAATACTGAAGAAGTTGGCAAAATTTTAGCGGAGCCGATTTTCTGATGTACGAGAAAGAACTTATTGCAAGGTTGGCAGGTGATAGTGAGTTAGTATCACTACTCGGAACATATAATAATAAGCCTTGCATATTCGATCAGGAAAAGCCCAAAACACCACCGTTCCCTTATCTTGTAATCAGGATTGAGAAATACGGTGTTGACGCTGCGGTAAGCAAATTTACAACTGTAATAGATTATTTCGGGCACACGTCAGAACGTAGCCGGTTACAAGCGAGGCAAGCAGTTGAAAGAATTGAGTACCTGTTAAAATATTACTCATTGGCAAGTGAAAGATATTCAGATGTAAGGCATTACGAATGTGACATTATACCAGTACCAAATGAAGATCCAAGGGCGGTGCAGTATAGCGTTAGATTTGATGCAAGAGCAGTTGAAAGTAAGTGGATTAAGCAAATATAAACTCAGGAGGTTTTTATGTTAAATGGAATTTCTGCAAATACTTCTCAGCACATGCTTTTAGACGCCGGAGTTGTTTACACTGGATTTACAAGCCCATCTTCTATGGGTACTGTTATCGGTGCCACTCGTGGAGGGAACAGTTTTGAGTATACTCCAGAAGTAAGAGATATGCCTGTTGATGGAGCTCCTGGCAAAGTTAAAGGCTACAAAAGAATTTTGTCAGCTGACGCAAAGTTGACAGTAAACATGCTTGAGGTTACTGTTGGTACTGCCAAAGCTTCAACTGTTGGGTTGACATCTGAAGACTACCCTGCATCTCCGGGAACAAAAACGCATGACAAGATTGTGCCTACTCTTGAAATTGCATTGGCTGAATACAAAAATATTGCTTTTGTATGTAAAATGCATGAAAAAGACGAATATGCAATTATAGTTCTGAAAAATGCATTGTCATCTGGCCCTCTCTCAATTTCCGCAAAAGAAAAAGATGAGGCGGTTATGGCGATTACATTTGAAGCGCATTTTGATTCTGCAAGCCTTGGAGAAGTACCCTTTGAAATGTACATACCGATAGACAAAATATAATAACTTTAAGGTAACAGGAGAACAGTATGGCAACAAAAATTAAAGTTCGAGATCTTACGGTAAAAGATCGAATTAAACTTGCAGATTTAATAATCAGCGTTGTAGCAAAGACCGGTGATGAATCCCTATTAAAAATGTTTGTTTCTTCAAAAGAAAAAGGAAGCGGAGAGGGATTAAACAAAGAAAATTATGCCGCAATCGGTGTAAGGGTTTTTCTTTCCTTGCTTCAAAACCTTGAGGAAGAGACAAGAGCTTGGTTTGCTGATCTTGTTGGGTTGACAGTTGAAGAATTCTATACTTTACCTTTTTCAACCGAGCTTGTAATACTCGATCAGATAACCAGCAAAGAGGATTTTGACACTTTTTTCAATGCAGCCTCGGCGCTATTCAAAAAGATGTCAAAGTTCAAAAATATGTTGTCCGAGGCGAAGAAAGGGTAAGACTTTACCTTAAGCTTTCCAAAAAAGAATTTGAGAATCTTGAATATTCAGAACTCATTTTCTTTAGAGATCAGCTTGAATTAGAGGCTTACGAAAGAGAAAAAGAACTTAATAAATCTGCTGCATTAACAGCTTATTTGTTAGGTGCAGGAAATGGCAAAAGTCTTTACTCGTTCTTTGACTCTTTGGGTCTTGGTGATGAACAACCAAAAATGAACAAAGAGCAAAGAGAGGACGAAATAAGAAGGGCTTACGCCATAAGAGACGAAGCATTAAGGCGGTTTGCGAGGGGATATGAAAGAGCTATTTGATTTATTTGCGTCAATCACCATAGACGGCGTTGACGTTGCTAATAAAGCAATTGCAGGTATTGACAAAAACGCAAAAGCTCTTTCTAAGTCTCTTGTAAAAACCGGTAAAGAAATATCAGCCATAGGCAAAGATATTACAAAATTTGCCTCTGGTCCTGCCGCTGGACTACTTACTGGGCTAGGCTTGATTACCACTGCTACCGCAGAGTATGGCGATAGCATGATGGATCTAAAAGACATTACAGGTCTGTCAACTGATACCCTCCAAGAACTTGAACACATTACCTGTGCTGCCGGTGTTGACTTCAACACTCTTACCGGTGCAGTTACCAAATTTCAGGGCCGATTGTCACAGATAATAAAAGAAGGTGGGAAAGCTTACGATACTATAAAAATGCTTGGTGTCAATGTGTTTGACGCTTCGGGAAATATTCGTGACATGAACGAGTTATTTCCTGAAATTATAAACAGGCTCCAAGGTGTCGAAAATGTGACCACCCGTAATATGCTTGCGCAGCAACTTTTCGGGGAAGGGCTGTCAGCCCTTGGGCCTGTCCTTGGACTATCTGCAGATGAGTTCAACAGGCTCAGAAAAGAGGCTCATGATACTGGTGTTGTTTTAAGTCAGGAAGGTTTACAAAGTGCTGCAAAGTTTAAGGCTGAAGTGTCTCAGATGTCAGCGCAGTTTACAAAAACGTGGCAACAATTGGCAATTGAATTTATCCCAGTAATAAGAGATGAGTTATTTCCGATTATTCAAAACAAAGTAATCCCCGCTGTCAGATCGTTTTTTAAATGGCTTGGTGATCTTGATAGTAATACTAAAAAAACAGGCTTGTCAATACTCGGCATTACCGCTGCAATAGGCCCAATGGTTTTAGGTCTTGGTGGAGCCGTAAAGCAACTTGGCTTATTGGTCTCAGCCATTAGAAGGCTTACTATTGCATTGGCTGGAAACCCTTTTGTGCTTGCTGCAATTGCTATTGGTGCAATTGGTATAGCAGTTTACAAAACCACTAAAGCTTGGCAAAAATGGAAGGAAGAAATAGGCGAAAAGGTAGAGGCTAAACAAGTCTCTCAGATGAAAAAAGACCTTGAAGAGATCATTCCTTTGTACAACGAACTTGCCTTAATGGACAGGCAGGTAATTGGAGAAGAGAGATTTGCTGAGGTATCTAAAAAAATAAAGGAGCTTGAAACGAATTTGGCTGATTTAGGCCAAGAGTTTACCGGATCTTTTTCAAGCAAATCTTTACAAGCTGAAAATGCTTTATCTGATCTTAATTTACAAGCCAAGGAGACAGATCAAGCTATACAGGATTTAGAAAATACAGTTGTAAATACAAACTTAAAAGATCCAGAAGAAGATAAATCACTTGAAAGAAGAAGACAATACCTTGAAGATTTGTCAAACAGGCGATACGAGCTTGAAAAAAAATATACTGATTTAGTAGACGAGCAAACGCTTAACAGAACTCAGCTTTTAGAAAAAGAGCGCGATGAAGCGCTTAGAATTGCCAATGAGACCGGAGCCGATAAAGCTAACATTGAGCAATATTACAATACTGAAATAAACAGAATAAAAGAGCAAGAAAATTTCGAGCAGTTTAAAAAGCAGGCCAAACTTGATGATGAGTATAGAGATCGGCGTATAGAGAACGAAAGGAAAGTCGCTGAATATAGAAAAAACATATTTCAACAAACTTGGGATTTTATAGTCGATGGAGTAAACAAGCTCGGTTCTATTTTTTCAATGTTTACACAGAACAGGCTTGACGAAATAAACAACGAATATCAGGCCGAAAGAGAGGCTATAGAGAATAGTACTTTAGGCAAAAAAGAAAAGGCGAGACAGCTTGAGGAGCTTGATAAAGAGCAAGCAGAAAAAGAAAGAGCTTTAAAGAAAAAACAAGCAGCGCAAAACAAGGCGTTTTCAATATTTAATATCATCATTGATACTGCAATGGGTATCGCTAAAATATGGGCGCAATCGGGTGTAAATTTCATTCAGGCTGGCATAATGTCCGGTGTTCTCGGCACTATTTCTGCTGCAAATATAGCGGCGGTAGCATCACAGCCGATCCCGATGGCTGAGGGTGGTATTATAAAAAGCAAAAAAGGTGGCGTACTTGTAAATGCAGCCGAAGCCGGACAAGATGAGATGTTTATTCCGATGAAAACCGGTGTCAAGTTGCTTGCAGACGCTTTACTTAATAGTATTTCAAACTCAATTAAACTGCCGAGCGCTTCTTTTGCTCAAGGTAATTCAACAAACCAAGCATGGTTAAGGCCGCTAAACGTTTACGTAGGAACATGGCTTGGTGATGAATCTGGAATTAAAAAACTTGCAAGAGAGATAACAAATATACAAGTAATCGAATCTCAGAGAGTTGGGGCAATCGCATAATGGCAAAAGCAGGTGAAATATATCTCGGCTTAAGCGGATCGGAATATTTGTTGACACCTGCCGATCGGAAGCTAACTATTACCGATGAGGAAATACTCAGAGAAGGGCGAGTCGCATCTGGAAAACTCAGGCAGGAAATAATTGCTGTAAAGAAAAACTTTTCTTTGAAATATGAGTATATTGGCGGTACTAACCTTGCGACTATCCAGACAATTTACAATTTACAAGATGAATTATCTTTAAAGATTTACAATACAGACACTTTGCACGATGATTATACAGTGATAATGCGGCCTATTACTAAAGAGCGCGTATTGCTCGACACAATAGGCGGCGGTCTGTGGGCTGGCGTAACTGTTGAGCTTGTAGAGGTTTAAATGATACCGGTAACAAGTGCATTTAAAGCGGCATCGACCGCAACTAAAAGACAGGCCAAAGCCAAGGTCGAAATAATTTGGACTGATCCGTTTGTTGACCCGTTTTTAAATGTTGAATCTACAGATAAAAATTACGGTATAACAGTTGCCGAATCTTTAGGCGCTGACATTCTCATGCAATTAGTTGACAATATTGATACACCATCATATAAATATTGCATTCTCGATGGATCTTGGGAGCTTGGAGACGATAAGGTTTTAGCCCCGTGCACACCTGAAGAGGTTTCTAATTTTCAGATTGGTTGGTATTCTGATTCTGTCGCAGATGCTAATGGTGTTATTGATTGTTCTGTTAAAGTAAATTTTGATCTAGCAGGTCGGATAGTAACTAATGTACGGGTAATAGGGGATTCTCTTTTAAATCAGTTTCCTGTTGATTTTACAGTGAGCTTCTACGGTGCAGGATATACGCTTTTAGGCGATCCGATAGAAATTACAGGTAACACTCTGCTTGCATGGTCTAGACAATTTGACAGTATCGACGGTGTAATTTACATGGTGTTAAATATAACTAAGTGGAATACGCCTAATACAGTTGTAAAGATACTTGAATTTTTTAGCCTTGAATCGGATGTTTTTGAAGGTGATACTATAGTTTCACTTGATATTTTAGAAGAGCGCGAAGCTAAAAACGGTAGTTCACCCATAGGAAACGTTTCTCTTAATGAACTTACTCTTAAACTTCAGAACATTAAAATTGTTTCCGGTGGAGTTGCTTATTACAACCCGTTCACGTACGGCAATAGTGAGAATAACCGCTTTTACGATTTTTTAAAACCAAATCGTAGAATAAATGCATACTACGGGTTTAAGTATGGAAGTACTGTTGAGTATGTAAAGATGGGTACCTTTTGGACAAAGGGTGATTGGCGCTGTAATGAGATGGACTTCAGCACAACAGTTTCTGCGTATGACCGGATGGGACTTTTAAAAAATGTGACTTTTGAATGTCCTGAACCGATCATGGCGCTCGAAAATGTTACATTAAAATACCTTGCAGAGCTTGTTTTAAATCATGCAAAAGCTAATATTCCTCTGCGAGATTTGCAATGGTATGTCGGGAACGACCTTGAAAGCTATACAGTTACAAAGCCTTGGTTTGGTAAGGGCACGTACTTTGATGCAATTAGATTAATTGCAGAGGCATGCCTGGGATGTGCTTGGATGTCTAAAGACGATGTATTATACATCAGAAGCTATACGGCGAATGTTGGAGGCGTAAGCGTTCTATCAATAACCAGAGATGATTATTTTGACAAAAACCAGCCTTCAAATGTTGACAGTATGAAAAACTTTGTTGAGGTATCTATACAATCAATCACGAAATCAGAGGAAAAAGAAGCTGTTTACAGCGATAAAAAATTATACACTGTTGCCGCTGAAGACGAGGAAATATTCGAGCTATCATACAATAATACTCCGGTATCAGATACAGAATTTTCACTGGAAAATTTAACCGGAAGCGCAGCAATAAAGAGTATTCAAAGGTTTACATATGGATGCAGAATAACAATTGAAAACACGGGGCTTACCGAATCAACCTTTAATATAAGTGTTTTGGGTTATACTTACGCTCTTAATAGCGATCTGGTTGTATCCTCACAGGATGACGACCTGATTACAGAATACGGGCGCAAGGAACTAAAATATGAGAACAACCTGGTGCAGGATGAAACCACAGCTCAGTTTATTGCCGATGTGCTTGTCGGTGGATACGGGACGCTTAGAAGAGATGTCAATTTAAAGTGGCGTGGAGACCCAAGCATTGAGGTGGGCGACACCGTAACTGTGCCGGAATACGAAAACAATACAGCTGATTTTGTTGTTATTAAAAATGATTGGTCCTTTGACGGTGCATTGTCGTGCAATACTCAAGCAAGAAAGTTATTGGGTGACTAATGTTTACAGCTCCTAAAACTGGATTTGCACAAGTTGACAGAGTGATTAAGGAAATATATTCTATACTTAATAGAATTAAGGCTGGTTCTGGTGGTGGCGGAGGTTCGACGAGCCCGATTAATCCAGTAAACATTAATGATTACTGGAGAATAATAGCAACAAACGACAACTTACAAATACAGAAAAAGGTTGGTGGAGTATGGGTAGAAAAATTATACTTGGATTAATCTTGTTTGTGTTAAGCGCTTTTTCAGGAACTCGACTAAATAGTCCAGTCAGAATTGTTGATAGCGTAAAAACTGTTGACAGCGCATTGTACGGAGCTGTATTTATTGGCGACACTATTGCTAAGATTCCACTTGACAGCCTTAAAGGGCCAAAGGGTGACGACGGCACAAGCGTAAGAATATTAGGTGCTGTTGCAGACAGTGCTTCTCTGCCAACATCTGGAAACACCGTAGGGGACAGTTATTTAGTTGACGGCGATTTATATGTGTGGACTGGCACCGATTGGGTTAATGTTGGAACTATACAGGGGCCTCAGGGTGAGCAAGGTATTCAAGGTCCTACCGGAGCAACGGGAGCTATAGGTCCACAAGGTCCATCTGGGCCAAACACAGTATCCACTTCAACCGCAACTAATATTACCGGAATACTCAAAGGAAACGGCTCAACTGTTAGTGCCGCCGTAGCCGGAGCCGATTATCAAGCACCTGTTACCGGAGGGGCTTCAACAATAACATCAAGCAATTTAACAACTAATAGAGCACTCGTGTCTAATTCTTCAGGCAAGGTTACTGTAAGTGCCGTTACCAGCACCGAACTTGGATACATTGACGGTGTTACATCGAATGTGCAGACTCAAATAAACAGTAAATTTGCCACTGTTGACACAAATAAACTCGCGCAAAAAAATCACACCCAGGCAATAAGCACTGTTACAGGATTACAATCAGTACTTGATTTAAAACTCAATATTTCTGATACCTCTGTATTTGCAAGAGACGTTGATTTAACACTAAAAGAAGATACATCAAGCAATAGGTTATGGAGAAGGGTTGCCCCAAATACAGGGGTAAACACACTTACTGGTTTCAGTGCTACACGTTCAAGCACTAACGACACTGGAGCTCCAGGCTCTTATTTCTCAGTAGTACACTTTAACCCTGTGGCTAATACAAATAAATATGATTTTGATTTAGCAAGTAAATATTCAGCTACAAGTGATTTTTACTTGAGAGCTAAACATTATGCACCAGACACAAATAAGGTTTGGTGTAGACTGTGGACAGATAACAACTTTAATCCTGCATCCAAACTCAATATTTCTGATACTTCAGTTTTTGCAAGAGACGGGCAGGCAATGACACCAACATCTCATGCAAGTACTCACTTGAGAGGCGGTAGCGATGTAATTGCCGGAGACGCGGGCTATGGTATTTATAAAATAACAGCTACAGATGCGTGGTACACTGGCATAAATTACGGTGGGTTAGGTATAGGATCAAATGATGGAACCAGTAGAC